CCAGTGCAAGCAGTCGAGCCAGCTGTCGAGCCAGCTGTCGAGCCAGTAGTTCCGCCAACCATCGAGCAGCCGGTAGTCGAGCAGCCGGTAGTCGAGCAGCCGGTAGTCGAGCAGCCAGTAGTCGAGCAGCCGGTAGTCGAGCAGCCGGTAGTCGAGCAGCCAGTAGTCGAGCAGCCGGTAGTCGAACAGCCAGTAGTCGAGCAGCCAGTAGTCGAACAGCCGGTCGCAGCTGAACCAGCACCGGCAGCCGAGCAAGTGTTTACGTCTAAAACTGTTCCGCAAATGATTGGCGGTCAGCCAAGCACCGATCCGCGAGAAACCTTAACAGCGGTCAGTGACGGCACAAACACACGATATATAACCCACGTTGATGACGAAGGATGGGTCGAGGTTGACGAGGCTGGCACAGAACTAGAAAAACAACCTAGCTTCTGGATGGATAGCGCAAGCCAGAAAAAGCAAGCCATCGAGTTTATGCAAGAAGAAATGGCAGCACCGGCAGCCGAGACAGCACCAGCCGTTCAGCCAGTAGCCCAACCAGCACCGGCAGCCGAGCAAGTAAACCCGCAAGCCCAGCCGGTTATTCCGTTTGCACGGCCGGTGGCTGATACTGATGGGCAGCAAAAGACGCTAACTATCCGCACACCAAACAGTGAGCAAGAGGTAGCGGTAAAGCCATTTATCATAGAACTCAAAGACCTCAAGCAAGCCAAAGGTATTTTTCAGCCAAGAGACAGAAGCAGAAAAGAAAGTGATGTTGGTGTACGGAATAGGGCAAAAAAGCTAGACCCGAAGCAGCTTATGGAAAGCCCCGTAACCAGCTTTGGCGCTCCAATCATTGCAAGGGATGGCACAATAATATCTGGCAATGGCCGCGTTTTGTCTCTTGAACTTGCTAAAAATGAGTATCCAGACCAGTACGCAAACTATAAACAAGCAATCGAAGGTTATGGAACAAGCGACCAAAATTACGAAACGCCTATTCTTGTAATGATGCTCGATCAGGACATGACTTCCCAAGAATTGTCTAAGTTTGCAGACATATCTAACGCTCCATCACAGGCAGCTTTTTCCGTTACAGAGGCAGCCAGTAAAGACGCAAAAAATATAGGGGTGGATATATTCGACTTGTATCGGCCAGATTCCGCATTGGACTCGATGGCCAATCAAGAATTTGTAAATATGTTTATTGACAGGGCTGTGACGGAATCAGAACGCGGCTCAATGACTAGCGAAGGCTTACTTACAAAGCCAGGAATGGACAGAATAAACGCTGCTATTTTAGCGTCTGCATATAATGACACTTCTATTTTGGCAACATTTCTTGAAGATACGAAAAATAAAGTAAAATCAATTGGGGATGCTTACTTAGCCGCTGCGCCCAAACTGGCTATTCTAAAAAGCAAAATTCAAAACGGACAAATTGCACCTGAGTTTGATGTTACAAAATTTATGGTTGAGGCTGCACAAGTTATTGCAAAATCTAGGAAAGACGGGAAGCCTTTAATTGACATTGTTAATCAGCAAGCAATGTTTGGCAGCGTTGAAATGGCACCAGAAACCAAAGCGTTAGTTAGAGCCTTTTACACAGAAGGTTTTGGCAGCGCAAAGCACAAAAAAGAAATTACAGAATTACTAGAATTTTTTTCACAAGAAGCGCAGAATATGGCGGCTCAAGACGCTGGTATGTTTATCGACAGCACCACGCCAACTGGTTTGATAGAAGAAAGCAGTCGAAGGGCGAGGGCAGAGGCAGAAACAAGAGCAAAGACGAAGGGGAAAAAGGATGACCCAGATCAAGGAAAACTCCTCCAAGAGGCAGATGGCACTGGTAAACGCCCTAAACCGAGTGGCGAACAAGTACAAAAACCCCGCGTACAGAGAAGCGGCCAAGGTCTTAAAGAAGCAGATACAGCCTCAATCAAAGCAAGGTTAGATTATGCTGAAAGAACGCGCCGAGCCGAGGTGGCTGGTGAAGAAACTGTGGGAACTACGGAAGATTCCGTACTCGCAGTATCAGACCTCGATAGCCAGCGCACCGAGAAACCTGGAACGCTCGTTGATAAAGAATCCATGCGGCGGTTCTCCTCGCTCCAAGGACAGGCGTTTGTAGATGCTGGCATAGACCCTGCAATTGGTAAGAATATGCCTATCGAGCGGCAGTTTAAGATACTGTCCGATCTAATGAAAAACAAATTCGGCCTTGCTCACGTTGTCAAAACAGACAAAGCCAACAAGAAAGAAGCAGTCGATCAGCTTCTTGCCGGATACCATAACCTTAATAATCTCGCTTACGAACTCGGATTGCCAACACAGGCAATGGGGTTAGGGGGAACGCTTAGTTTTGTGGCCGCAGCCGACACAGGCGCTTACGGCACATACAGCCCAAGCGAACAAACCATTACACTGCCACGCCGGTCGAACAGCTTTGCCCATGAGTGGTTTCACGCTCTCGATCACTACCTATTAGAAAAATACGGCTCCGGTGAAACAACCAAAGTGCCATTGGCAACGGAAGCTGTCAGGAAGTATGGCAATGAAGCGTTTGCTCCTGATGCGCCAACAGGCGTGAAGGAATCATACTTTGCGCTTATGAGGGCGCTGTTTAAGGACAAAGCCAGCGAAGCAGCGCAGCTTATGGCCATCGATCAAAAGATGGCTGGCATGGAGCAACGGGCAGCAAAGTCCGGCAAAGATGTCAGCGCAATGCCGACTTACCAAAAACTAAAGGCGCAAAAGCAGCGTATTTTGGAAAGCACTGGCAAAAGCAGAAAAGTCGGCAAGTCACAAATGCGCAAGGACGCAGAGTTTTTTGCTGAGATTATTGACCAAGGCGTTGACTATTGGGCAAGCCCAGCTGAAATGGGCGCAAGAGCATTTGAAGCATTTGCGATTAGCAAAGTAACAAATGCGGGGCTGCAAACAGCATTTCTAGGCAAGACTGATGAGGCGTACACCATGACGCTTGAGCAGCTTGGTGTAAATAGAAAGGCGTTAGCCACACCGCAAACCCGAACAGATATGTTGGCGGTGCTGGATTCTCGATTGGCTCTTACATTTCCAAAGTCAGACGAGAGGGCAAACATATTTGGCGCAATGCAAAACCTTATGGAAGCGATAAGGCTTGAGACAGAATTAGGGCAGGGCGACAAAGCAGAATTAATGGACAACGAGTTTGCTACCGATATGCGCGATCTGCATAACGTGCCGGAAAAAGAATCAAAGGGTATTTTAGCCGATTACCAGCAAGCCCGTAGAGAAGCCAAGAACCTTGCCGACAGAGAGAAGTTAAAGGTCAACCAGTACACCGAAAGATACAAAGGCAAAAAGAAAGCAGTAATCGGTGAAAAGGGATTTGTTATCCCGATGAAGCACTTTACTTATATCGAAGATACTTTTATGGCTCCGCTGTTTTATCAAAAGCAAGGCACTCTAAAAGCCATGATAAAGCGTTACCCTGATAACCGGCGCTTAAAAAGAATTTACCAGAAGCTAGGAACGCATACTGGCGGCGAACTTCAATCTACTTATGAAGGTGATACGCTGTTTAATGCGCAAGCCCGTCAGGTCAGGGTGTTTTCAGAACGAATGAAAAACGTAGCTGTTGGCGCAGAATACAATATGTTTACGCAAGAAGAAGTAACTCAGCTGCGCGACATACTAATAAGCGAAGAAAACGTAAACGCTTCTCCAAAAGTAATAAAGCTGGCGGGGCAGCTGCGCGACATCTACAACAATATGTATGACTATCTGCGGAAAAGCGGGATAGACATTGACTATGCGCCAAACGGGTATGTCCAGCGGATACTCGATCATGCAGAAGTATCAAACGATACTGCCAAATTTGAAACCCAAGCAAGGAAAGTTTACGACATTGTTTGGGAACAGGACTTAGGCGTTATAAATGAGGGCAACCTCGATCAAATGCTGGCGACAGTCAAATACATCCAAGACGCTCGGCTTGGCATTGAGGAACTTGACCAAAAAACAGGCGAAAGAATGACGCTTGGTAATCGATCAGATTATAAGGATTTTGTAGAAAGCACAGCTTGGACAGACATTAAAGACTTGCTTGGCGCTTTGAAAGTTGAGCAGAAAAAAGATAATCCAGATCAGGCGCAAATTGACTCGCTGAACGCCGAGTTAGAATTACAAGCAGCTGCGATTGCGCCACAGTTTGAACAGTTTTATAACGCTATGAAGCGGCATTTCTCGTACATGAAATCTTATAACTGGCGGCAAAGCATAAACCATAGCCATGTCGGAGGCTCCGTAGACGGCTCTCCACAAGCCAGCTTTGCTAAAAAGCGTAAGCTGCCGCCGGAAGCCGACAAGCTAATGGAGCAGTTTTACATTAGCGACCCGATCGAGAACTTAACAAACTACATTTTAAGCGCGGTTAGGAAAGCGGAATACAACAGGCGGTTTGGCAAACACTTGCTGACCAGCGTGGCCGACAAGAATGAATACACTGATTTGCTTGATTTTGAACTAAAGCAGCTGACCGATCGAGATGGCATTACAGCTACAGAAGTCAACGAAATCGAACACGCAATTAGTAATATGCTTGGCCGAAACATGGACGGCAAGATGCCGACTATGCTCCAAAAGGGGTCTAACCGTGCAGCAGCCATGCTTTCAGTCACGCTTTTAATCCGCGCTCCAATCGCGTCTATCGCGGAACCTTTTACTGTGGGACTGTCAAGCGGCAGCGCCATGAAGGGCTTAATGTCTTTTGCCTCGACAATGCAAGAGTTTCCAGGTCTGCGTAATTTAGGCAATGCACAAGAGGACATAAGGATACGTCACCAGTTTGCAAGGATCATGGGTATTATTGATGACCCCGAAGTTGGCGACATAATGACAAACCGGATTGGCGGCGAGTTTGCTGGCGATCCTAAAATCAGCAAAATGATGGCCAGCTTTTTTGCCAAGATCAAACTGTCGGGGATTACTAATGCGCAGCGCCGGTCGGCTGCCAAGATTGGCTTTCAGTACATAACCGAAATGGCCTACGAAATACAAAACCCGTCAAGCATGAGAAACCAGAAACGGGCTAGGCTGGTAATGAAAGACCTAGGTGTTGCCGATAGCCGGATGGCTCAGTTTGTAGACTATGTTCTTAGTTTTAACGAACACAACGACAAGGGTAACTTTGTTGGGAAGATGAAGCTGCCCACTGCCAATGAAGTTTTTGCAAATGAATCTGGCGAGTTTTCTGATATGGGGATGCAGCTGGCAGTCTCTATCATGCGGTTTACAGATCAATCGATCCAAGACCCGCGCACAGTAGATAGGCCGCTATGGGCAGAACAGGGTCTTGGACGCATCGTTTATGGTATCACCAGCTTTATCTATTCGTTCCAAGACAAAGTGCTTAAACCTATGTTTAGAAGGACGGCGCGGGAATATCGCATGAGCAAAAGCGAGGGCAAGGGAAGGGCTAGCTCTGGAATGGACGCTGGATTAGCGGCTGCGCAAATTGCAGCAATACCATTAGCGTCATTGTTTACAGCCCACGCATTAGTGTCGGCAGCTAGAGAGTATATCTTTAACCAGGATCGATGGGATCGAGAGTGGGAAGAGGCTGAAGAGGACGAGGTAAAATTTATCCGCGACTACTTGCTGCCGCTGGCCTTTACGCGATCAGGCTTAACAGGAGCGTTTGACCCGCTTTTTCAAGCGTTCACGGGGCTAAAGTATCAGCGTGACATAGCAAACACTTTCTTAGGAACAGGCGGTTATGTGGCGCAAAACATACAAGACATGGCAAAGTATTGGGTCAACAACAGTGAAAACACAGTGTCTAACGAATTTAAGGCACTGCGAGGCATATACAACTTAACAGTGAATCCGCTTGCCAGTGTCTTGCTGGCCACTTCAAGCCTAACTCCGGCCACTGCTTACGTTGGAACAGGAGCGGCAATGGCTGTCACAAGTACGGATTTCAAAAACGCAATGATTAACCGATGGCTCAATTACTATTACGGCCAGACGTACACACCAGGCAAAGGTGGCCGTAAAGCAAAAAGCACATTCAAACCATAGGACTTAAACATGGCAGTTAACCTTTCACAAGGCAGGGGCGAAAAGCGGCCAACTAGCAAAGGCGCTGGGCTAACCGCCAAGGGTCGAGCAAAATATAATCGTGAAACCGGCAGCAATCTAAAAGCAGCGGTCACGCAAAAGAATCCAACGGGCGAAGATAAAAAGCGTCAAGACAGTTTTTGCCGGAGGATGAATGGCGTTAAAGGGGCGACAATGAAAGACGGTGAACTAACTAGGAAAGGCGCGGCACTCAAAAGGTGGCAGTGTAATTTAGGATGAGTTTATATGACAACCTCAATAAGCGAAAAGCTGCCGGTACTAGCCGGTCTAAAAAGAACAGCACCATTTCGGACAAAGCCTATGCGAATATGAAAGCTGGGTTTCCAAACAGCGCAAAGAATAAGAAGAAGAAAATGGCAAAATCGATGGGGTATGCGTGATGCTGACAACAAAGCAAAAGAAAATCGCTGCGGCTGCGGAGCCGCGTAACGAGATCACGGGGGCTGACTTTAAGACGCTGCGTGGTAAAAGCCGTCCAAAAAAAGCAAGGCCAAAGATGGCTGGTGCAATGGGCTATAATAACTTAAACAAAAAGGAGATGGTATAATGCCTGGAAAGAAAAAGGGTAAAGGTGGTCGCGGATATTAAGTAAACCCGCAAAACTCCCCGCAAAAATATTTGTAGGTTTGGCCTACTCAACTTGTTTTTATTGAATAAATCTGGTGCTGCTAGTTATATCGGCCGCACCAGCTTTCCGTTTGTCGAAAGCCTTACCCTACACCAAATAGGTTTCTATATATCATTTTTGAGTGGACTGTGTAGGACAGTGTTGGACACCCTACACCGCAAATTGCGGGCATACCCGCAAATTGGGGGGCTTTACCCACAAAATCAATCAACCATGTGCGCCAAATAATTAGGGGCTAGATGCTCGTAATTGTCACGAACAGTCTTTTCTGTGTCGCCCATGAACTCGGCAACATCTTTTATGTTCTCGCCAGCCATGATTTTATTAGTTGCCCAAGTGTGCCGGAATGTGTGCGGGGTGACGCCCTCGATCCCCAGCATTGTGTTTACTCGATCGAGTCCAGACTTTACGTCAGTTACCTTATCCAAAACTAAGTTGCCGGTGCGCTGCTCGTAGGCTTCCTCTAAAACAGTGCGCAGTAATTTGCTCATTGGAACCCAAGGACGGCGCTTTTTCGTCTGAATTGTGCCAGCTGGTAGGAAGTTAATCATGCCGTGCTTGCCCTGATCCCAATACACTTGGTCATAAGTCAGGGTCAGAATCGCAGTCTTGCGCTGCGCTGTCTCACCGGCTAACACAATAAACCGCTGTATTCGATGCCGCCGGTTACTCAGCATAACGCCTTGCCCGTTGTAGTTCTCATTAAGGGCAAAGTCATAATACTTATCCCATTCTTCTTTTGTAATGACGCGATCACGCGGCGGTGAAGATGGCGGCAGATCGAAATACGGCATCATATCGTTTGGCAGCCGTCTGTCTCTTGGCTCGACCCGCTCACACATAAAGCGCATACAAGCCCGTAACTCTTGCAACTCAAGGCGACAAGTGCCGGTTGTAGCGCAGCTGCGCCCAATCTTTGCCGACATACGGGCTTTTGTATAATCAGTGCTATGCTTGCGGGTAATCTCGCTGACACGCAAATGGCCAAAGCCTTTGTTGATATTTTTAATAACTGATTTAAGGCGCTGCCAAGTGGCCAAATTCTGAACGTGCTGGTCAAACCAAAGTTCAAGGCAATGCGATACAAGGGGATCAACTTCTACAATTAAATCTTTCTGGCGCTGCTCTAGCCAGCCGAGAAACCTAACTTCTGCTGTTGCGCGATCTTTCGTCCGTAGGCTCGATCTGACATCCCGTACCCCGTTGTAGAAATAAACATACCAGTACCCGTTACTTTCTGCATCGATTCTTGGCGGTAAGATAATTGGTGGCATTCTATGTCGCTCCTCTTGATCCTAATGCAGCCGCGTCGCTTACTGTAGGGAAGCTGACCGGCGATTCGCATCCTTGCGATCGTTCGTATCGACACCGATAGCAAAGAAGCAGCCTCTTGCTGCGTTAAAAATTTACTCATTCATAAGCACCATGATTTGCGTGGCCACTGCTTTTGGAACCTTCTTATTGATTCGCACCCACATATGGTCATCGTCACCAGGCATTTGTCTGAATGACAAACTTGGTATCTCTTCCTCGATGGCCGCTGCCTCGTAGTTGGGATACAATTCGACAGGTTCTACACCTAACGCTTCAGCTAGTTTTTTTAGGTTTTGTGGCGATGGTGTGTTGTTAGCTCTTATGTATTGACTAACAGAATCACGCCCTAAACCACTGGCTCTGGCAAGGTCTGATTGGTTCCAGTCTTTCGCCATCATTAACGAGTAAAGCCTCTTGGCAAACTCTGTCTTTCTTATTGTTTTTACTGACAAATCAATGTCAGCTGCCGGTTTATACTCGCTCCGGCCAACTATTCTTTCAGCCACAACATTCTCCCTTATTGTTATTAAGCCTTAAAAATTAATTAGCTTACACCAGCAACTTTGTCTAGTACAAAATTAATGCGGCATTATTGTACGATTTTACTTGATACTGATTCTTAGGTAGGGTTATGTAGGAAGTGTAACGGAGATATATCTACAAATTTGGTAGGGAAAATTGGAAAACAGAAAACCAAAATGTGAAGGGAAATGGGAGCTTGATACCCGCCGGATAGTCAGTGATTTTGGAGGCATTACACAAACCGCACGGGCGTTAAAGGCCAGCGGTAATGATGTTTCCGAGGGTGCTGTCGATGTTTGGCGGCGTAGAGGGGCAATGAACATGACGAGTTTGTTGCACCTGATGATGATTGCTCATCAGACAAATATGCCGTTTAATCTTCTAGATTATGTGAAACCGAAAAAAGAGGCTAAGAGCGTTGCGGAAGGCATCCAAGCCTAAGGGAGTTATAAAATGTTAAAAGATAGAAGATCAATATTCAAAAATGTAAGCGGTTGCAGATTACAAGCTGGCATTATCTACGGATCAAATCCTAGAACAGCGTCATCTTGGCTAAATCCAGCAACAGCACCGCCTGTTTCGGAGGTGTCAATATGGACAACGTAGTATCTATTGAGCGTAAAACAGACGCACGAATGCTGATTGATGGCTGCAAAGAGGACATCGAAAAGCAAGATAAGTATTCTTTACAGCACTACCATACCATGTGGCTGCTAAAGGAAATAATGCTAAACCCTAACAACTCAGAAGAAGATCGTCTTGCGGCTGCTTATGTCGCATACACGCGGAGCAGTGTCCGGTTGTCAATTAAGTACATGCTGGACATGAGAAAGGCGCATTGTGCAATCTCAAACAAATGCGTTGAGTGTCAAACACAGTGCCATGAATTAATGATGGAACTTTGCGAGGCAACAGGATGATTGTTTGGGGATGCGATCCAGGCGCTTCTGGTGCTTTAGCGTTATTCGATGCTGGCAACGGTGTTGTCGAAACATGGGATATGCCTATCGTTGAAGTCAGAGGCAAAAAGGTTGTCTCCCCGCAACTTATCAAAAACATATTGGAAACACATGACGCGCCTCTCTGGATCGAGCAAGTATCCGCTCGGCCTGGTCAGGGCGTTACCAGTATGTTTAATTTTGGCAAGTCTTACGGCATGGTGCTGGGGGTTGCAGCTGGGTTGGGGTATGTGACTAACTACGTCACACCGCAGACATGGCAGAAAGCAACCCGAACACCATCCGGCAAGGACGGCAATCGAGCAAGGGCTATGGAATTACTGCCAGCGTACAGCCAGCTATTCGCCAGAAAGAAAGATGATGGCCGCGCTGATGCAGCTTTGATTGCCTACTATGGCTTTACTTATGGAGGAAGTGTTGATTGATACGGCCAACAACCGCAAACAAGTAGAGATTAAAAACGGGTTTGAACTCCATAATCTGAAGCATATTAGCGTCAGTCAGGTCAACAAATTCCGTGAAGCGCCTGACGTATGGGCTGCGCAATACCTTGGCAAGCAGCGGTTTCCCTTTGGGGCGCCTGCCGTTCAAGGCAAGGCGGTCGAGGCTGGTGTCGATCACGGTGTCTATAATGATGCGACTGATGAAGAGTGTATCCAAATGGTTTGGGATACATTTAACAGCGAAATTATGAAGCTGCCAAACGGCGCTGAGTTTTTTGAGAAAAAGAAAGATGTAATGGCTCGTATGTGCGTAGTTGCGCTAGAGCAGATGCGGCCGCTTGGTAAGCCAGAACTACCGCCAAAAGGCGACTCGCAGCATGGCTTTAGAATACCGATCAGGTTTCGTGATGGCGATGGTGGCCGTGTAAACGCATTAGGTTTCCTCGATTATTGGTTCCCGCAGCACGACAATCTTGTTGTTGACCTTAAAACCACAAGCAAAGCGCCGTCTGATTGGAGCCTATCCCACGGTATACAAGCTGCCGTCTATGAAAAAGCAGTGGCAAAGCTAACCGGCAAGCCAGCAAAAGTTAAGTTTTTGTATTCTTTAACTCGTCAGAAAGACCCGTTTTTATGGCTGACAATGGAAGATAGCGACACATATATGAACCAGTTTAAGCAAACAATCCGCACAATGGACAAGCTGTTGTCTTTAAGCGGCAACACACAAGACATTTTAGATGTGATTCCACACAACCCAGATACGTTTTATTGGAATCAGGCTGGCGACATTGCGCAAGCGATTTACCCACAATGAGGCAGAGCGTGAGCAACGCTTACAAACCGACACGCAAGACGAGGTGTTTGAAACGCCAGAGGTTGCGCTTTGGTACAACGTAATTAGTCAGGCGGTCAGCGACAGCCTCAAATTGGAGAGCAAGAACAAATACAACAGGATAGATGCCATCGATGCAATTGCATGGCTGTTACATGACCGGCGCGACTACGAAATTGTATGCTGCCGCGCCGATGTTGATCCCGTAGTTTTAAGGCGGCTGTTATGGCCGTGGTTACACGAAAAATTCCCATTCGCACTCCGCGATGGTCGGGTCGTTTCACCGACAACAAAATTGAAACGTAAAATCGAAGAGAAAAGGAGGCTGTAATGCCGTTAATGCTTCAAGTTGAAAACACAGGTATGCCGTTTATCCGTTATTCCTCAAACGAGGATTTGTGGATGCACTCACAAGAGGAGGGGGGGATGCTTGATATACCGCACCAAGATGGGGCGCTACCAAGCCCGATGATTATTGATGTGGAAAACATTAAAATGGGCTGGCTGATGCTGGCCACTGGCGCGCGGGATTGGCAGCCGTATCCGTCATTAACCGAGCCAACGCCAAAACCAGGTGATGACTACAAGGAAGGGTTTAGCGTAAAGGTGTTCAGCAAAAAGCTGTTTGATGATGCACCGCTGCGCGAGTTTTGTTCCTCTGGCGCTGGGATAATGATGTTTATCAAGCGTCTTTATGATGAGTGTGAAGCTGAGTTTGGCAAAGGCAAAGTGCCGGCCGTTAGTATTCTAAAGACCCCGCACATGAAGTTTGGTAAAGGCACGACAAGAAACGTGCAGTATAAAATCGTCAAATGGGTAGACCGGCCGGAGGAAATGCTTGCCGAATCTGCTCCGAGTGTTGAAAGCACCGAGCAAAAGTCATCGACAGAGGTTGCACCAGCGACCGAAAGTGATGTGTTCGATGATGACGAAATCTAATCCGCTAGAAACCAAGCTGGATTGGGCATTGTGGTGGGCAGCGCACGGCTTCAGTGTCGTGCCTGTTCACTACGTCAAGCCCGATGGCAGCTGTTCATGCAGTCAGGGGAAGGATTGCACTTCACCTGGTAAGCACCCTGCGCCATCACGCTGGCTGCGCTACCAGAAAACTCGCGCCGATGCCGACACGCTTGCTTGCTGGTTCGATGGTCAATTCCGCGATTACAACATAGGCGTTGTAACTGGCAAGATCAGCGGCAATGTGTTCGCCGTTGATGTCGATGTGGCCGAAGGCAAGCTGGGCGCCGAATCGCTAGATGATTTGTGCATGGCAAATGATGATTTGCCGCAAACACTTGAACAGATCACCGGATCAGGTGGTCGTCATTACTTATTACGAGCGCCGGATGACATAACAATCGCCACTGGCGCTAACACGTTAGGCGAGGGGATCGACACTAGAGGCGAGGGCGGTTTTATCGTTGTCGCGCCGAGTAATCACAAGTCCGGCAACGAATATATCGTATCGCCGCACATAAAACACATTGAGCAATCGCCGGAATGGCTTGTCGGGTTGCTGAACGCCAATGACCGGCCGTCAGGAAGCGGCGAAGCTATGCAGAATGTTGGCTCGACAAACATCTGGGGCGATGTGGTTGACGGCCGCGAAGGCTACATGGTGCAGCTTATTCTTGGCACGATCAGGACATGGTGGGCGCAAAAAGGTGTGCTGCCTACGGTTGAGCAGCTATTTGATGATGCGTGGCCAACGTATGAAATGAAGGTCAAGGCAAGAGGCAAGTCGCTTGACGATGATGGCAGAGGCGAGGCGTTGTTTAAGCGCAAGTGCTGGTATCAGCTTAAACGAGCAAAGAATAACGAACTGCGGATACTTGAAAACGTACCCGCTGGTTCAGAAAAACATTTGACGGTTCCTTCTCCGTTGTCGTCAGATGTAAGTGATGCGGTTTCGGTTCGGGTCGCTCCTTCCGATACCGCATCACCACTTCTTATTTCTGATTGGGGTATGCACCGCTATGCCGGTGAAGCGCCCGATCAGGAATGGCTAATCGAAAACATACTGCCAGCCCGTGTTCCAGGTCTGGTTGCCGCGATCGGCGGCCTTGGCAAATCGTTTATCTTGCTCGATCTTTGCATGAAGGTGGCCGGAGGCGATCAGGTTATGCACTCCGAGCAAGCGTTTGGCGGCAAGGTCGTCAAGAATGGCAAGGTGGTGTTCTTTGGTGCAGAAGATAGCGCCACCAGTATGCACCGCCGGATTGCAAGCATAGCCGATCCCACGTTGCGCGATCGAGCGGCGGCCAATTTGTTTGTCGTGCCGATGCCGGACGCAGGGGGCGCAACGCCTTTTATATATAATGTCATGGGGCAATACGGCGTAACGCCAGCATTTGAAAGCCTACGCCAACAGCTAATCGATATGGACGGCGTGGCTTTGGTGGTCATCGATCCGCTGCAAGCGTTTGCAGCTGCCGACATCAATACCGATCCGGCTGCCGCTCAATACTGGTGGTCGCTGATGTCAGAACTGTGCGTCACGATCGGCGGCAATATCCTTGTCAGCCATCATATGCGCAAGGACGGCAGCTTCAGTATATCCAAATCAATGCAAGCCCGTGAGGCGATCAGAGGCACAACGGCGCTCGTTGACGGCGCTCGGTGGGTCTATGGCCTGTGGAATATGCCCGAAGCCGATGAAATTGTTATCGCGCAAAAGATGGGGTTTGAGGCTGGGCAAGGCGTATCGGTATGCGGCGGCATAGTAAAGGTCAACGATCAAGCGGATATGTCCACCAGCACGTTCATTCGCAGCGAAGGCGGTCTATTGGAGAACAAAACAAATGAGGTGGCGACCATACTGGAAGCCAGCGCAAAGCTGGATCGGATACAGACAACGGCAATTTTCCAGGCAATCGAGAAAAAATGGTCAGCTGAACAGCCCTTTGCTATCGGCAACAACACAAGCCGGTCATTCATCGCGTGGATCAAGCAAGAGTACGGGATGCCGCCACGCGCAGCCAAGAACTACCTCAATGCGTGGCTCGATCAGGGATACCTAGAAGTCAGCACCAGCGATGGTCATAGCAAGATGAAGGGGCTAAAGGTTGTCAGATTCCCCGACTAGACAGATCGATGATTGGTATCCTACCCCGCCGGAAGCAACCATAAAGCTGCTTGAGGTGGAAAAGTTTGATGCGGTGATATGGGAACCGGCTGCCGGTGATGGTGCGCTGGTCGATGTGCTTGCCAACGCCGGTTATGGCGTGATCGCCAGTGACCTCAATGATTACGGCTATTGCAAGTCAGGCATCGATTTCCTGATGGAAACGCAGCTGCCGGAGGCACTACGCCCCGTCACTAGCCTTGTCACCAACCCGCCATACCGGTTGGCAGAGCAGTTTATCCGTCACGCGATCAGTCTGGGCGTAACAAAACACGCTTGGCTATTGCGCCTCGCGTTCCTAGAGGGCGCAGCGAGGCACGAAAACCTATTCAAAGACAACCCGCCGTCACGCATCCATGTATTTAGCAAGCGGCTGACGATCTGGCGCGGTGATGAAAAGCCAACCGGATCAGGGACAACCGCCTATGCGTGGTTTGTTTGGGATCAGCCGATAGGCAGCCTCAAGCTGAAGCCAAGGGTCAACTGGATATGATAGAAAAGATTTTTGTGATGGTCATATCGATGTGGGGGCATACCGCCGAAGGCGAGTGGGTCTATATCGGCAATCAATCCGTGCTGAACCAGGATTTAACACAAAAGCAATGCGAATACATGATCGATGCAAAGCAATGGCAGCACTTTCAAGGCAATCCGTATTACGGGCTTAAATTTCAATGCTACCCAAAAGATTGCCAAGGCAAGCCGCAATGCAAGTAAAGCAATGCGCACAATTTTTATATCACCCATGCCCATACAGCTGCGGCGATGGCTGGGTGAGAGAACCCGATGGCTGCGGCTGCGTCCAGTGGACACATTGCGGCCGCTGCGGGGGTTACGGCTACATAAAGGAGGACAGAAATGTGGATAAGCAAAAAGAGATTCATAAACATGGAAGCAAACATAGCCCGATTGGTCTACGTCCAGCAAAAGCAACAGCAAGCCCTAGAGAGCATGGGCGTGCTGCTCAACAGCGCAGCTGAAGCCCTAAAACCGCCACTTCCGCCTATTTCCGCAAGCGGAAGTGAAGCCAAAAACAAGGAAAAACTGCGGAAGTGAAGGCGAAAACAATGAAAAACTGCGGAAGTAACATAGTGAACAGCACCAAAAACATGCGGAAGTACGCGGAAATAAGCGGAAGTGGCGCGGAAGTAAACCCCCCATACCCCCCAAGCATTACTTCCGCAATGCAAATGCTTGCGCATTTTGCAAGGCGGGGCGTAATACAATGGCAATAGGGAAATGGTCAGGCGTTAAGCGTGAGCCGAAGAAAAGCGCCAGCGAATATGAGCCGGTTCCAGATATGTATAACCATGCTGGCAAATCCCAAATCATTAACGCAGCGGTGAAGTCTCTTGATGCTGTTGCCCGCGATGCGGAAGTGCGCTGGGGCATAGGTAAGCTGGAAAGCCTAGCTGATCCAGAATTGGCGGCTCGGTTTGAACAGGCAAGGGTCAGGCTTAACACGGCTCTGCATGGCGATGACGTTAACGCGGCTGTCGATCGATGCAAGGATATGATTAAAGGCTGGCGAGTGCTTGAAAAGAAAGTCTCGGCAGCCGGACATAAGCCTAGAGAGTTTCGCGTCTGGTATCACAAAGGTGATGCTGGCCAGAAATATGCGTTTATCCAAGACCCAGCCGACGCAAAGTTTGTGGACAGTGACGCGATCGCTTACACGCTCGATGATATTGCGCGGCTCATAGATACGAAATACCCACTGGTCAACAAGGTGAAAGACCTCTGGCCTGGTGCGGAAGTCGAGACAGTAAAACCCAAACGAAAAAAGGAAGTGTTTAACGATGACATACCGTTCTGAATTATTAGCGTCTGCACAAAAAACCGTGGACGGCGATCGAGATAAAGAATTTGGCGACCCGCTGGAAAATATGAAATGCGCGGCTCAACTTATTGGTACTTATCTTGATCGTGAATTATCGCCTGACGATGTGGCAATGATTATGTGCCTGTTTAAGATTGCCAGAATTAAAGGAAATCGCGGCTCAACAGATAGTTATCTCGATCTGGCGGGATATGCTGCAATCGCGTTTGATGTTGAGCAGCGCAAAGAAAAACGGCCAGCGCCTAAAAAGCGTGGCCGTCCACCAAAAAAATCGCTCTAGGTTGGCCATACACGGGCTTTAGAGTTTGCCCGTGTATGATTGCACCTACCAAAGTTGGCCTTGTTTGTCGGTTTCGGTGGGTGCGGTTATGCGCTCCGCTCCGGTGATTACCAGCTGGATTCCCTCCGGCGTTAGTTCTTCGGCTGGTGATGGATCGCCTTCGATGCCATCAAGCCACTGGTCAAAAGTTTTTAACCATGTCCGGCTGCCGGTCGTTGTGTCGCGTCCAGTGCCATCATTCGCGCAGCTGCAATAGATGTCATAACGCTGCTCAAGTGTTCCTTGGTTCATTGTGCTGCCTCCTTTAATGCTTTTCTGGCTTTTCTCATATCGGTAACGGCTATTAAATATTCGCACCTTGGATGCTTGCAAAACACTTTTTTAATTCGTTCCGGCCGATTGTACGCAATCCAATAATGCTCTTGCCTAGGAATCCTTGAGCAAAAAGGCGGTATTGTTCGCCTCGATGTGTTCTTTCCGCTGCCGGTTGTCCACTGGCTGCCGATAACAGCGCCGCCAGCGTCCATCAATTCCCGCAGTGCATTTAGCTGAGATTTCAACAAAGGTTTCATTGTGCTGCCTCCGATTCCATGCCGATGATTATGTTTGCCATAAAAGGGAAATAACCCTCTAAAACTCTACTGATTAGCTGGTCGCTTGGATTCTCGTCTATCGATCCCATTTCGATGGCAAGGTCGATTATCTCGCCGTTGTAACAGGCAAAGCTAATTGCCAAGCCTTGCAGCCATTCGGTCATAGCTTGGCGCTTTCCGGCTTGCTCAATGCGCCATCCATATTCGCCATTGAATCTATGAAACAAATGTTTGATTTTTTCCTGCCTTGTTTCCAAAGCGTTGCCGTCATAATCTTCTTCGATGTGATCGAGAATATATGCCTCATAGCGTGGCTTGTATTTTGTGTGATGTAATTTCATCGTTGTCGCTCCTATTTTGCGTTCTGATGCGGTTTGCCTCATCAGGTGCGGGAAACCATCCCCGACACTATCAGGCCGCCCCAGCGGCCTAATTTCGGCTATTGTTGGTCGGTGGTATCGACAAACGGATCAAGCGCAGCAAGCCAATATTGCTCGGCTGGTGCGTTCGGCCTGTTAATGTCGATTTTTGTTATTTGGTTTCCGGCTAAATCTTCCACCTTGCTGGTTTCAACGGCTGCGCCCTGATTGTGGACGCGGTGCGCCATTAACTGGATTAATGCACGATGACCGGCCAGCAATGAATCAACAGGGAAAGACTCAAAACCCTGGGTTTTTGTCCAGCGAATTACGTTGCTTTTCATTGTGCTGCCCTCGCGCTTTCGATTAATCCGGTTTGATCTTCCAGTTCCTTTGCAAGCGTGATGCGATTAAGCAAAACCCGCAAAGCCTCGATATGCTCTAGCTGGTCGGGCGTAAACTTTCCGGCAGCCGTCAGCATTGCCAGACGATTAGTCGCAGCCCGTGCGATCGATCCCGCATAATCGAGGTAATCGCCGCCGTGATTGTCAATGCACTGCGCCACTTGGGCAATGGTGATGCCATAGCTGCGCTGCTCGATGTGTTGCTTTTCTTGTGGTGTCATTGTTTTACCCTTCCTGATTTACTGGATTGATGCAGATTGATTGCCCGACTGAATTATTGGCAAAGACCGCACGAAAATGCGTCCGGCTGCCGAACAGGTCATTTAAATATTTTCCGTTTAGGTCAATGATCGGGCGGGTGTCCGTACCGGCTACGCGGTGCTTGCCGTCAGGCTGCACAGATAAAACGATCGAACGATCGGCCACGATGACTTTATCGAACCGCAGCCCACGCACAAAACCGAATTGCAGCAATAAGCTGCCTTCGATCCAGATGCGCCGGTTGCCCTTGTTCGTGCCGGATTTGTATATCTTTTCCATTGTTGTCGCTCCTATTGTTCTACAGTCGAGGCAATCGCGCCCCATTGCTCGGCCATAGCCTCAGCAATTCCAGAATAAAACTTGCTCCTGATCTTCCATCGGTCAGGGCTTGGTGTTGCTTTGTGGCACTCATCGCGTGCCGTGCTGCCGTCAACCGTGCCGGTAAGCGTGAGCAGCGGCAAACCCTTGAGCCAGAAACAGGTCTTTTTTGTCACGTTGTCAGGGCTTGCGTTACTGGTGGCAAATTCCCACGGTTGAACCTTCTGGTGCGCTTCCTCAAAATTGCGGATGCGCTCTTTTGCATACTTGTGCATGATTGGATTTTCGACCGCAATTAGCGGTATGTCAGCGTTCCAGACATCACTGAACAGGGCGCAGCCCTCTTCCAATTCGCGCCACATATCGGCCAGCGTCCGGTTTGGTGGCGCTTTGTGCAGCCACCGCACACCGCTATTGCATAGGCGGGTGCATGGTGGGTGCATTACCGCCATGAAATCCCAGCGTTCATAATTCATCACGTTGCGAACATCGTCTTGAATGTGCCGGTTTGATGGTTGATCGCTGGGCAGCACATCGCATGACCAACAATCATGGCCAGCGGAAAGGAACGCATCGCGCACGATCCCGCTGGTTTCGCAGCCTATCAGCACTCTAGCCATTGTTGCGGGCTTTCATGCGGGCTTGGTAAAGCTCAAGGTCTTGCGCTTCCATAAGTTCGTAATGCTCGGCAGCTTTAGCCGATTCAAGGAAGGCATGGCATATCAAGCCGGAAAGCATGGAAATGGCTCCCATCAGGCTGGCGGCTATGCCGTCAACCATGATGAAGGTGACGGGAACACCGGCCAAGGTCATAACCGCAAAGCAGCCAAACACAAGCCCAATCACTGAATGGATATATTTCATAGTCCAAGCCTCCAGAATGTACTGTTTAAAACTAGCTTGTCGCCGCGCAGCGTGTATTCATGCGTGGGGAAAATGCCGGTGCGGCCTCGTGACTTTTTGCCGACTGTGATTATCTGGCCGTCCGTTGAATCGTCCGGCCAAACTTCATTTTGACGGGCAAGTGTCTTGCCCGCTGCGCTCAGTGATGTTGCGTGTGACCAAATAACTGTGCGGCCGTTTTGCTGGGCAGTGTGATAATAAATTTTAGCCATTGTCCTGACCTCCAATCAAAAAACCTTCGCCGTTTACAATGCTCTGATAGGCTTGCTTGATCTCGATCGGGTCAATGTCAAAATCCATGTAGTGTGTGGATGAGTAAAACTTGCCTTTGTATTTGATAAGCATTGGCGACTCATCGCCGTATTGCTCATGTTCGTAAAGGTCGATCCCTGCGATCGTTGCTAGTTTTGTGTGTGTCATGTTGGTCGCTCCTTATATGCGGCTGCTCGACCGGTGCGGTCGGCTTCGCCGTGTTGCCATTATAATCAGTCAAGGCTGCTGATGTTGTCAAGCAGAAAAATGCGACCTACAATAAACTACAGCAAACACTAGGAATTTATGACATGGGCGAGATTAGAAAAAGAGAGATTACCGACCGGCAGCGCGACTTTGTGCAATACTTGGTAAAAGATAATAAGAACGCCACAGAGTCGGCGAGGCTTGCCGGTTATGCGCATCCGAAACAGTCGGCTTATGAATTGACCCGCAACCCGTCCATAATTGCGCTGATGCGGCAGGCGAGACGCACCCTTTATGAATCAGACTTGGCTAATGTTGCCGGTGAAACGATCCGATCCGTAATGCTCGATCTTGATGCGCCAGCGTCAGCAAGGGTTTCAGCTGCACGGACTGCGCTTGAGCTTGCCGGTGATCTGGGCAAGAACGCCGAGGCAGCGGGCGAGGGTAAGACGCTGGCCGAACTATCTCC